CCGACACAACTTAAAAAGAGAACCGAGGAGACGACCAAGACAAGTAGCAATACGATCAAAATGAGGATGAAGCTGAATTGTAGATTGGCGATCGACGTAATTAGAACCTGTCGCATTGCGGAGAGCACCTGCGACCCCTTTCTGCCCCAAGTTTCCAAGGTCAACTTCATTAAGAGATAACAACTGTTGAATATATCCGTTAGCATTTTGTTCCTCCTGTTGTCCGAAGTTTCCAAGGTACGGAAACGCGCCAAATTTAACATCGTTCACGTCCTCAACAGGAACAAGTTCCCCAGGAGAGACTCGGAACGTGTCGGGTTTGATTGTGGATGAAGCTCGATACATACCAAATTGCAATGAAGCAAGTTGGCCGTTATCGAGTCTCATATTTACGAAACTGTCGATGTAGCGATTGAATTGATAGATCATTTCTGATGTACCGATACCGAAAGCGCGGCGTTTTGAAGGAATAAGGTCAGCTTTGAAGAACGGACGCTTGCCATCAGGGGTAATTCGGTGCAAATACGTCCAACCGAGAACTTTTCTCGAAGCCCAGTGATACCACACAACGATTTCTTGCGGAAATTTCGTCATATTTTCAAAAGTATCCTCGTCTACTTTCTTTTCGACGTAACCTCGACAATAAAACTCTAAAATTTCGTGATTTTGGTTGTCCCAACGCTGACGGTCCTCGTTTGAGAGATCAGATTGGATGCCTTCGATCTCCGAAAGCATACGTTTTGAGTTTATGGAGCCGAATTGGTCGTAGCCGCCGCTGAAAATCGACGACTTTTGTTTCATAACCTCCTCGACAACGTCCTCCTCGAACTTTTTATCGCGAGCGCGGATTTTTAAGTCCTCGTCGGTCATGTAAATTCGATGCGCGAGCCACGGAGCATCGTCAAGGTCCTCATATCCTGGGGGCATCATAAAATCGTCGATCGAAACACACCCAACTCGAGGTGCAGCTTGTTGTTCTTGCACCATTTTGTTGCGAACTTTTGTTTTTACGTTCGATTTTTTCTCAATTTCGATGTCGAGACCGCCTAGAAGGTCAAAACTGTCGTCGATTTCTGTCTCAATTTCTGCTTTGAGGTACTCATGTTGCCATCTGTCCCAGTAAAGTTTTACAACCCCAGAACCCTCCTCACAAATATCGTCAAGAAATCTATCAAAAACGGCCTTCAAACCACGGCCACGGTTCGACCATTTAGTCAAAACCCAGTTCATAAACCGTTTCACGAGTTCTTCTTTTTCTTCAAAGGCCGCGTGTTGGCTCTCAACTGAATAAAACGCAAGGTGCTGACCAAAAAGCTGATAAAGTTTCGCGTGAAGGGCTTTTTTGTACATGAAAATCACAGGGATGTGAACGCAAGCAGAGCTTTCAAACGAACCCTCGTTGTGCTGATAAGAGAAATCTCTTGCAGCTTCGAGCCATTCTACACGCTGATCGAAAAAATCCTCGTGGTCGTTCTGCCATTGAGTTATGACTTCATTGATGTGGGTAGAGTAAAAGTCAGTATCAATGCGTGTAAGTTTTAAACTTTCGTCTTTCGGGTTTGCCGAAGCGTAGTTATCTCTGTCCATTATTGCCTCCCTGCGTATTTGATAGGTTCTCTTTTTGTAAACTGACTATCTGAGTTTGTGGAACCCAGTATGAGTGCGACCTGCATAATAGTGTCGAGTATATCATCGTTTTTCTTTTCAGGCTTGTCTTTGTATCCTGACTTTCTTGCCCCTGTGTATTTCTCCCAAACGTAATGTTCGATCTCATAAATGAAATCATCATTGCCGTCGCGAAATACAAGAAAAGTCGGTGTAGGTCCATAATTGGTTTCAATAGGCTTGAGCCAATTCTTAAAAATGTCAATCTTTTGATCCACATTCTTGGGTGCCGTCTGTGCCTTCGGCATTGTTGGGTAGATGTACGAATTTAGTTCGTCAATGATCGTGGTCCTTTTTATCATCGACTCTACTGATGCGTAGTTGTCGATCACGACTCTTGCGATCCGTGGTTTTGTTCCTTCTTTGTCGAGTTCGAGACCGCCCCGAAGGTCAAACATCGCATTTGCAATGTCCTCGACCACGCCCTCGACATACGCGGACTTTATCAGTATGCGGTTTCCGCTAGGAGTATGACCAACAAGGCTAATCGCCCACGGCTTCCGAGGGTGAGGATCAAGAGAAAACCAAACAGGCCAATGATGCGGCCAAGGGAAATTATCAACCAGATGAGTCTTGCGGTCCCAAGTCTTAAAAACAAGACCTTGCATATGAAGAAAACGACCTTTGCGCCGAGCTTCGCGTTCGTCAGCATCGAACACAGAAATGAACTCCTCGATCCTTTTTCTCCCAAGCTCGGCATCGCCTTCTCCAAGGTTTGTCGCGTTGTCGTCTGTCGCCATGAACTGCGACCAATAGATACCTTTATTATCCTCGGCCTGTGCCATCATGTAAAGATCGTGAACCCACGGCTCTGTGATCGGAGTCCCTGTGATGTACGCACGTCCACCGCGATCGGTAAGTCCACGCCACACAGCTTTGAAAAGTTTCTCAGGAGGCGGCTCATCGAACCACGCAAGGTCATAGTCTGACGACTCAAAAATTTTAATGTCTTGATCGTGCGATCTGATGTCAACCGTCGATCCGTTTTTCCCTGTGATCTTTACCACGATGCCAACTTGGTTCTTTTCCATGTTGACAATAAAACCCTCGGGAAACCACTCGATGATCTTTGGCATGATAACGTCTTTGGCGTGGTTCTGAAAATCCTGACAGATCAAAACCGCTTTGATCGGAGTTCGACACTTGATAAATGGGTGTGTCCCTGACAACAACCAATAGAACTCCATAGTTCCTGCGGTTGTCTTTCCCGATCTGTTACCTCCAAACAACAATCGAACGCGGTTGTGAGCTTTGTGAAAATTTATCTGTAGCTCGTGTGCCGTAGTCAAATAGCTTTCGGCTCGAAATTTTTTTTCCGAGTTCTTCATGTTCATAAGGGCTTGCGCGAAATCCGCAAGCTCCTCCTGACTCATGTTTTGAAGTTGTTCTTCGGTAACTACCAGTTTATCCAAGCGTATCGTCCCATGCGTAGAGTAAACACCCTTCGAGTTTTGGGTTGATAACTTTTAGAACTTCGTAGTCCAGAACAAAACAACCCCAACTGTCGCCAACGGTCTTTGCTTTACCGCGAGCTTCGGTAACATAAAAAGCATCGTGAAGAACAATCGCACGAGCGCGAACATTTCCATTCAACTCTTTAAGTAGTCCGTCAATTCGTCGAGAAATCTGGAACGCAAATTTTGGCCCTGTCTTTCTCTTACTTGAAACGTAGTTCTCTGCAAACTTCATCGGACCCAAAGACGATTTTTTACTTCCCGATACGTTTCCAAAGCTGTCGGCCATGTTGTCTTGGTTTGCATCACTATTGACACCGTGAGCGCACAAGTAGTCCTCGGCAAGCAAGGTCGTCATATCAATCAGATGAAATCGTTTCTGCCAATCGTAAAGATTGAAGTTCACAACTGCGATGTATTTTTTATTTGTGATCGCTGGGTTGTCTTTCCACTCAAGAGCTTTCGCAAGCGCACGAGCGTCGATGTTCGGGTTCTTTTCTAAAATTTGCTCAAGCAAACCGCCGCCCGCTGTCGGGTCCATGATTGCGATTGGCTCTTTTTTCTCGACAGGCTTTTCTCCAAAGAGTTTTGAGAAAAATTCTTCAAACCACTTTACGATCTTGTCGCCGAACGTGAGTTCTTTTGGCGGCTCAAAAGGAACTTCTGTTGTCTTTGGAACTTCGACAACAACAGTGTTACCGACAACTCCCTCGGAACCAACTCGCCATCCACTATCTTTTTCGATCAACAATTTATAGATCGTAAAACAACCTGCGCCCGCTTTTTTCTTTGTAGCACTAAACACACCGTCTGCAATGTAGTAGCCTGACGTGTAATGATTTGTGAAGCCCCAAACATACGGAGTCTTGATACCTTTTGATCTGTACCCAAATCCGTTGTAGCCTTCGAGTTCAAAAATCATTCTCTCAAGAGTCCACAAATCTATCTTATGTAAATTTCTGCGTTTCATCGCGTGGATGCCGCCTTCGACAAATGAACTGAAAGGACCAACGCCTTTTGGAACGATCGTTGTCTTTTTATTCCAAGGTTGTCCGTTTCCGAGATATGCCTTGTTGACTCCAACATCCGAGCCAAGCTCTTGCACGTGAACACACGCGATAAAAGCCGAAGGAACCCCTGTAGCTTTTGAAATTTCGTCGTACACTTTTTTGTTTGCAAGCAATTTTGGGATGAGAACTTTCTCATACCACCCTGTATCCGTTGTCACCTTTGCGGTGCGGATAAGCTCACCAATTTTTTTCTTCTCATTATCGTTAAAGCTAAACATCATCACCCTCCTTTGGTGTTACATCTACGATCTCGACATCCTTAACCTTGGATGCCAAACCCCTGATTGTTGCCATAAGTTCTTCTTTCGCTGCGCCTCGGTCCACGTGTGTCGATGCGATCGCGACCTTGTTCACTTTAGAGTTTCCTCCTCGATCAAGAAGTTCCTTCAAAGCCTCAAGTCGTATCTTGGCATCTTTGCTCGTGATGGCCATGCGTAGCAATTCATTCCCTGCAAATGCGCCACATTCTTGAAAGAACGCGGTAACATCTATCTTTCTGTTGCGGAGTCTTTTTTTCAACTCCTTTACGTGCGCGACCCATTGGTTCACAGCTTCGATGTTGTCGATAGCTTCCGCGAGCGGGTCCTCGTGCGGATTGTCCACCTGAGACTCAAGCCCGAAAGGACTTCTGTCCTTCATCTTTTTATCTGTCTGATCTCTGTCCGCACCCATGTAATACCTTTGCCAGTACCGTTTGTCGTACTTACTTTGTTTCATCATTTTTCTTAATGCCCATCGCCCGCTTAATCATGCTCGGCCATTTCTTGTGGTCATAGTCGCCCGATTTTTTCCACGAGAACAACCGCTGCGTCTTTCCTCTCGGTAGCTTTTTTACCAAGGTGTCCTTCGGTTCGCGCCGCCACGTTTGTAGCCTTGGATTTGTAACGATCTCCACTCCCTCAAGCGGCTTTCTCGGAACCGCATCGAAACCAGCAAAGATCACAATGTCATCTGTATTGTACGCAAACGCTTGAAAGAAATTGTTGTGCTCAAAAAACTTCTGCGGTGTGGACATCGAAGTCGGGCCTGTATAATTTAAAAGCTCAACAACTGTTCCTTCTTGAACATCAGGACCAAACCAACCATGATGAAACGGACGAAATCTAAAAAACCTTTGCCAACTATCGGGAGGTGATCTTTTGTTGAGTCCCGAATACTCTCCACCCTCGAACATGATGATACCTTTATAAAACCTTGTCTTTCCAAAACTCACATCCGAGATCAGATACCCAAACCCCAAAGCCGCCACACGATTTAAAAACTTGTGCGCCTCATCCATAAACTTGTCAGGATGAACCGCCTTCGCGTCAAACACCGGATACGAAAACCAAAGCACTCTCTTATTCATGTTCCCCATCGCTATTATCCTCCGTGATAACAACCTCAGTGACTTTCGGAATATCGAACGGCGTTTCTGCAAAGAACCCGACTTCGATCAAGCGACAACTATCTTTGTCCCCTCGGTTGGAATATGTCTGCTTCGAGTGAAACAGACACGCATCGAAAACAACCATTCTATTTTCCTTGAATGGCACTGTCAGATACGGTGTGAAATTTCCTTGTACATTGAGAGTGTCTCGATCCGCTTGGATACATACCTCGGGCGGGTCTTGCGGACGAAGGCCACGGCCAAGGAACTTGTGTTCCCAGAAAGTCATGCCATCATCCTGCCACGAATGGGACGGACGAATAAAAAGAGTCGTGGCAAGTCCCCCGAACCGCACGTCCGAGTGTATCCACGCAGGATGCACGTGCGGTTGATGGTCGATGTACTTTCTGAGAAACGCAAGCTGAGTCACGAGTCTTTTCGAGAGCGCACTCTCGATCAAGCTCTTGGTCAGTTCGATGTTTGGGGAGATCAAAACATCTTTGTAGGTGATGCCCTGACTCTCCTTGTTTTCATACTTAAGCCTTGAAGCCCATTCTTTGTAGGCCGCAAAGTTCGGCATGAAATCATCTATGACCCAGATCATTATAGTCCCCCAATACAATAAAAACTACAGGTGAGCAAAACTAAAGGCCAGTAGTTTTTACAATTCTAGTCTTTTGGTCAATACTAAAATGTATGAGTAGAAAAGCCCGACGAGAAAAACGCCAACGAGCCGCTCAGAAAAACTATGAAAAGATACAGGATGCTAGGTGCGAGCGATTGAGGCTCGCAGAACAGGACAAGGGTCGTAATGTTTCGCGATCCCGCCGCAGTAATTACATTGACCGCCAAAAGTCGGGAGAGATTGATTGGTCGAAGGGGTGGAAAGGGTATCTTTCGCAAAGAGAGAACGCAGACGATGATTGATGTCCGCGATCTCCACCGCAAACTCTGAAAGATTGAAACTGTCGTCAGATGCGCATTTGATCTCGTGTTCCGCTTTGAACAAGTGATCGAGTGCGCGGACTATTCGCTCGTGGTTCATACAAAAAAGTCTTGGGGTTGAAACACCGAGCGGTTCATCCACATAAACGCAGTCTGGGCCTCAGTCTTGCCGATCGCGAGCATTCGCGGACAACATAAGCCTGTGGCTTGTGCTTCCTTGTAAAGATCGCCGAGTTGTTTTTCGAGGTCCTTGAACTTGTTCACAAGTGCAATCTTTTCCTCGGTCTGTGGTTGGTAGCCTTTTACTTCTGTTGTCATGTTTTTCCTTAAATAAAGTGAGGGTTTCTTCGGTATTGCGCTATTACCCTCAAACTCGCTAGACACGCCGAAGTCGCGGATTAACCGTGAGTCACCTATAGGTTTCATCAATCTTTGCTGCGAGTTTTTAGGCCCGAGGGTGACTAAGATGCACCCACAGAAGTATTTGGCGTAAACTTGTTTGTCAAACTTTTTTGAACGTCTCAAATATCGCGCCTTCAAAAGATAGGTGTAGAACTCATCGAACTCATCAAACCCATCGGCGCGATACTTCAACCGAAAAAATCCTCCCGCGCAGGTTCATAACGCCCACGCGGTCGGTGGCCGCAAGGATGGTTGGAGCACCCTTGCACGTTTAGAAATAGGGGCTTGAAGTTGGCGAGTCAACCGTTTTCGGGCCCCTGGTTTTAAAACAGATAGGCGGGGTCCTTTTTGGTCGGGCGGGAGGGAGGGGTCGGTGAGGGTCGGCGGGGGCCGGTGCGGGACCGGTGTTGCACTACTGATTTTGAGCTCGCGCAAATCGAATATATCGTTTTGGATCCAAAAATGTGAAAGATTGAACACTTACGTCGGTGCGGAGCGGGTTACGTTGGTGTTGCATTACTGACGGCCGCAAATTCCGAAAAATGTTCTAGGGGCAGGAACCATAATATTATTTTGGGTGGGGAGGGTGGATGGTTGGCCGCACCCCCACCCCCTCGCGTCTCAATCTGAAACACTGTCTCGTTTTGCTACGCTCTGTAAGTAGTTGATATTCTGTAGTTAACAAGACGTTGTTGCAGAATATCAATACTGCAACACGTATCGGCTGAATTTCGTAGGACTTGAGGGGTACATCCGAATTTTCTTTGGGTGCCTTTGGGGTATAGGTGAAAAGTTGGCACGAAAATTGCGATGGTTCCACGTGGAACATCGACCACATACTAACAGAATACCGATGCAAAGATGCGTCGTGTAAAAGTTTCAGTCATCGTCTATAAGTTCTACACTGCGTTAAGTGTCTAACATTGCTTGACATTCTCAACTTGATACGCTGGATCGTATAAAAGTTCAACACCTGTTCCTGGTGTCTCAAAACGATAAGTGTCCGTGTTGTCTAAGGTTTCAGTAGTGCAACACTTTGGCATCACTCATGCAATACCTCAATACAACAAGTGAGGTACGAAATGACAAAACAAAAACAAAACGAGTTCGATCCGATGACTTACACAACTTATAAGGCCGAGTTGTGCTTGATGACCGAGGACTATTTAGACGACGGTTCATGCGATCCCGATACGTTTCAAGATCACGGCGTAGTTGAGACTTTCAAAGCATCAACACTTGAGGAACTCGTTGCCAAAGTAAAAAAATCACTTCGCGTTAGTTCTTTTGAATACGACGAGTACAACAACTGTTTTACATCCTCTAACAATAGCGACGATGGCTCACAACACGAAATGTATTCGCTCCACATCGTCGAAGTTCAAACAAGTTGTGTAGACATCTCAAAGGTAGGTATCAAATGAGCCGAGACATTGAACTCATTCAGTCGTTCAATCCTAACCTGTTAGTCATGTGGAGAACACTCGGCGGGTTGGTTTGTTTCCGAAATAAAATCAACGGCGCAATACTTGTGCTCAAACTTAAATAGAGGTTTTTATGAAAAGACCAACGAAAAGAGAACAAAACAAAATTTGGAAAATACTAATAGATACGGCGGTTCACTCAAACTCAACGAAAGAATTTTCAACAATACTCTACTTAAAGATAAACGGCGAAACGTGGCAAACTTATGGGGCCGTTGTCTCACATCGGGACATTTTATTTTACTGCAAGCAAGGGACTGCAACGTATCTCGTTGACTCATATGGAGACAGACACGTGGTTGAGCTATTCGACTGGGATAAGGATGTATAAAAATGAGAATTTATTTTTGTTGCACTACTTAAGTTTTACAACACTCGATCGATAAGTATTTAACAAGGAGTTGACCATGACAGACTACAAAAATTTAAAAGTTTACAAAAAATCACAAGTGAACGGACTAACAAAACACCTTTCGGGGCTTCGTTTCTCTACACCATACTCCGAAAGACGCGAACTAGCCGACAAAATAATAAGTCGTTGCACTGAATTGGGTATGGACCTCGACTATTGCGTATCCCACGGTGAGCGTTTCACTTTTAAAACACCGCGAAAGATCACGAAAGAACAAAGTGATTTCGGAAAACAATGGTTGAAAGATTATTTTTTTAAGAAAGACGGTAAGCCGCGCAACGGAAAACGAACAGAATATGTATCCGACCGTGTCTTATCAATAGCGAAGTCCGTTTCGCGTTTCGAGTTTGTTGGAGTGATTGGTTTGTTCAACGGTATCGGCGAAATGTGTCAATTTGTTCCAGTATATCGCGCATTCAATCGTAAGGGTGAACATTTCGACTACGCTCCAATTCATTGGGGTCAACCGTTGATTGAGGAGTAAGTCATGACAAAAGCCGAATTTATAAATCAATCGGGTATGTATTCAATCGACGACGTAAAAAATCACTACTATAAAAAAACAAAAGGTCATTGGTTTGATGAGGACTCAATGAGGTTTTTCAAATCAAGACTCAACGAAAAACTCTACTACTTGCCTCAACAAAACAAAGTTTTATTTATTTCGAGTGAGAAAGGTCCAGACATGACACGACGATATTCAATTCGTGAGTACAGTCTTGACACTGGAGCGATTGAGACCGTTGGTCTCGGGTTTCAAGGATATAAGACCCTTGCAGCGGCTCAACTTGCAGCTAGTAAAATTCAAGGGGTTGTAAAATGAAACGCGGCTCAACTGAATCAGTCTACGAATATATGAAACAATGGTATGACTCCGAGTATCCGACCGACTTCGCCGTTGCGTATGACAAAGGGTACGATGACTTGTGCATCTACTACTTGTGTTCGGCGGGTGCAATCAGTCCGATATGTCCCGACTCAAAGGCCATGCTCAAGCGATACAAAAAATTCACTCAAAAATATATCCACGGACTCATGGGTGAGTGTTTCAAACATTGCGCGGTCATGGTCGGAAAACACAACGAGACTATTTTTGTCCCTGTAGACGACCCCGAACTGGACTATTTCGTAAGTGTATCAGAATGGGAAAAATGCGGGTTCAAGTTTGAGCGTATGTTTTCCGATAAGAAAGGCAACGTATGTTAGAGCTTATCGTTGCCTCAATTTTCCTACTTGCCTCGACGAAAACCCTCGACAAACTTCTTAACTTTGTCGTTGTCAAGGTTCATACCCTTGCCCGCTCGTTCGTCGTTGGCTCGGTCGATCGTCGCTCGGATGTCCTCACGCTGCCCTTGAGATCCAGACTCTTGAGCCTTTGCCTCATCAGCACCGCCGAGGCCAAAGGCCCGACTTATCCACGACTGCCTGTTCTCTCTGCCCTTCTTAACTTCGTTTTTAAAATCACTCATACATTGAGTGTAAGTGTTTCAGGTATTCAATTCAAGTTTTTAACCCGAGTCTTGAGCGCGTATGTATCGACAATGATTTACACCGCGATCGGGACTCACCTTAACCAATAACTAACAAGGAGTGTTATATGTTAAAAAATCTACTACTTATCGCGATTGCAATGCCCGCTCTCGTTGCGTGTCTTGCTCAAGAACCAAACGACGATGCAAACCGACGCATTCAAGCCAAAGGTTTCACGTATGCGTGTGGTGCCTACTTTCTTGCAGACCCCGCTAACAAGTCGGTCGAGGTGTACAACCTTGCAGTGAAAGGATGGCAACCGATACGAGACGGCGCATACTCAATCATTCAAGACCCTCAAAACAATGGCAACACGACCGCGCTTGCTCTTTGGGAGACAGCACCGAATGACACCGACGGCCTTGTGACACCCGACTACGCCTCGAGGATTGCGTGTAGCTTTCAAGTGTCCGATGGCAACGTGATCTCAAAAGACTCTGACCCAACACTCAACACCATGACAGACCAATTTGATGACAAAACAGGTATTTCGACACTCAACCCGCTACCCCTCGGCGTGTACAACAACATCATGGTTTGCGACCGTGTTATCCACGATGAAATTTGCGGAACACCAAACGACAGTGCCCGATCATATGAATTTATTCTCGTTATCAATTTTTAAGGAGCCGACCATGAAACTTGGAACCATACCCACAAACGACTTTCAAAAGATTGCAATGCACACCATCAACGTGACCGACATCAACCTTATCCTCATCCGCTGTATCGTGGAGTCAGGTTGTCGAACCGACGAAGCTCTTAAGATCAGACCGCGTGATTTTAACTTCACGCTCAACACTTTGCAGATTTATGGCTCAAAGAACTCACACGACCGAACTATCAAGGTGTCTCCCGAACTCATCAAAGACGTTCGACGTGTGATACAACTCCACAGCATCGCAATCAACTCGGAGCTTATCACGAAAGCGACTGACTCCAAGACCCACAAGTGTCAGCGCATCGTATTGCAGCGGACTCTCAAGAGACTCACGACAACGCTTGGACTTCCAAACTACACGCTACATCAGATCAGACACACGTGTTTCGATACCGTGTACAAAAAACTCGGCGACGTGTACGCTGTGATGCAATTCGCAGGGCACAAGAGTATCAACAGCACCCTCGAATATGTCCACCACAACTCAAAGGACAAAGCTCAATCCGCATGGATCGAAGCACTTAACAACCCAACAACGGAGACCGTATGATTTTCATTAGATCAGACCGTATCAACGACCCATTGCTTATTGCGCTTTCAAAAAACGAAAAGAACCCGAAAGCGTTTTACTACTACCACAAGACGCGCCTTCACTTTCTCAAACTCATCGCCGAGTGCAACGTGTGGTTGTGGTTCCTTCCGTTCATCAAAGGATGGCGAGGTGTTGAAAAATATACAATCTACACCGACATGGGTTTCCCTGACTGGGCGTTTGGGTTTATAACTCCAACGATCTTTGCGCTCGTCCTCGTGTACCTCATCTTTCGTGTGCGCAACGAGTTAGGATATATTTTTCCAATTATCATTAACCCGAGGAGTTAATTGTGAATTTCTCAATTTTTTTAGAAAGAGTTGTTGAGAATTTATGTCACGCCAACGGCAAACCTGTTGGATTTTCTGATGAGGAGAAAATAAGATTTATCAACGCACACCCCTTTGTGTTTATGCCCGAAGGAGATACGGAAGTTGTGGTTGACCCAAGTGAGCAAGTAGACTTGCCGTTTAAGTGTTGTTTTTTTGAGATGTTTGGGGACAAATCTCTGACTGTCATCAACGAGGCGGGGAGAGAAGTAAACGTGTGGGGCGTGTTAGTTGAGGAGATCGAACCTAAAAAATATGACATCCTTATCCTTATGGCTGACAAGGGAGATAAAAGAAAAGCAAGTATCTATGCTTTTCAACACGGATACCACGACAGCAAGACCGAGTCTTTCAAAGCTGTCCAAAAGCATTTTCTCGGAGTGGTCCAACACCTTCTCAATCGAATGACAAAGTCCACCTTCGGAACTTCCCCCGCCCTTGGGAAAGTCCGAGTCAGGACCCGCCAAGGCAAGCAATTCATACGCCCCCACAAATTCATCTTTGTGGTGCCAAAGAACCAACGCGAAAGCCTTCAAGCCAAGGTTCCACAAAACATAGATTGGTCGTTCCGTTGGTCGGTGCGAGGCCATTGGCGTAGCCTACCAAACCGCATCGGGAAAGACCGTGAAGGAAATCCAATTCAAAACTTTACTTGGGTGTCTGACTACACAAAAGGCCCCGAGGACAAACCCCTAATCGAGAAAACGAGGATAGTAAAATGAACGCTCATCAATTTCAAAACGCGATCCGAATATTGTACTGCATGGGTGCCAAAGAATTTCGAGATTGCTTCGGTCCAGACAAGGCACCCCATCTGTGGGAGAAGTACACAGTCGAGTTCCATAGGAACCCCGCCGAACTTGTGTGCTACCTCGACCACAAAAATATCCGAGCACTCCACGACTACCTACAGATCACAAACGAGAAGCAAGGCATCGGGGCCGATGCTGACATCAAAATCTCGGGCCTGTACGACAAGTTGGCCGAAGTCGTCCGAAGGCAAACCCAATGAACGAGACACTCCGCATCGCACTCATAATTGGGTGCATCCTGTTCCTTATTGCGGTTCCAAAAATCTGCGCTTATCTGGACAAAAACGGATACTGAGAACCCACACTGGCCGTCACCGACCGTTGTAACAATTTCCAAGTGTGGTATAATTATTTCCATGAAAAACGGCCTCAAATGCACAACAAACACACAATGCAACGGAGCGGCAACGCAACGCCAAGAGTCGCATTGGGGCGTAGCACAAAAAGTTCAATGCAGTGCAATAGTGACCATGACGCAGCGATTCGTTTGTAGCTGTTTGCGTCACGCTCTAACTGAGAATAAGTATCAATTAGAGTCAATCGTCTTAAGCGGTGTGTCAATGGGGGTTATATTCGACTTAAAAACGAAGCTCCAATATAACCCCATAACACGGTGCTTAAGACGATTGACCTCATTTCGCGGTCGCCGCGTCATAGGTTTCATTTAGAAAATCACTTCGGAGTGATTGAAACTCAAAAGAAATAATAAAAGAAAAACGAAATGATGTCGTCGTGCGGATTAGTCGCTGTGTCATTTTCTTATATGGTGAGTCTACGATTTTTTTCACGGTAGAACGAATTTTTTCTGAGGCCACAAAAATTCATGTCTCGGTGCAAATTTTTTTGACCTGCACAAAACTTTGCGTGTACTCCTGACAACCAGACCGATCATAAAATCATCAGCTTGTTGGGGGAGCATGAACACAACACCGACCTTCGAGGCGTGGGCGAAAGAGAATTTCGTCTACCACAAAAAGACCACGATCAAATTTAGAGACTTGATCTACGCACCACAGGACCTTGAGAAGTTCTTACTTAAAAACGCCGAGCTTGTCCTCACCCGACCCTTCGAGGGTTTTTTTGAATGCTCTCGTGAGGAGATGCGCTCGAAGTTCCATGCGGCAGTCATGTCCGTCGTGCAAGAGAACCAACCGCAACAATCCACGGAGCAACAACCGCTGTTTATCAACGACCATGTTAAGCACGTGATCGAAAACTACGAGCTTGTGAACCTCAAGAGTCCTGACATGACGCGACAGATATTTGTCGAAAAAGGAACGCACAAACCTGCAGACTTTACCGTGGACGCGATAAAGGCCATGACGCCGTTTAAAGTGTGGGACGAGATCAGATGTAGGCCCGACTTCCTTACGCCTCACTACGACCCATTCTCCGTTGCCACAAAGCCTGGTTTCATCAACCTCTACATCTCGCCTCCGTGGAAAAAACTAACGCGCAAGCCCGAGATCACAGAAAAGATGCAGTTCTTTTTTGAGTTCCTGTTTCCTGAGCAACGATCGCGTGATGTTGCAATGCGGTGGATACTTCGCTCGATCAAGGGCCGAAGCCAAGAATATCTCGTGCTCTGTGGTCCCCAAGGCTCTGGTAAAAGTTTGTTCGCGGGCACACTCCTTAAAACTATTCACGGCGAGCAGAATTTCTTCTTAGGTAAGGAGGACTTCATCACAAATCACTTCATCGGGTACATTGAGTTTAAAACTTTGGGTTTCATCGACGAGTTTTCGGTGTGGTCTAGGTCCCAAGGCGATGTTCTTAAAAACAGGATCAACGACTCGCTGATGATCGAGGGGAAATTTCAAAACCAAAGAACGATCACGAACACGTGCTCTTTTGTTTTGGCGACAAATTATCACTACGCAATTCACATTGATCCCACGACACCGCGCAGGTTCTCGGTTCCGGAACTCACAGAGAAAAACCTTCTCACCGAGATGGGCGAGGTGTGGGTGGATCACTTGGTCGCGGAACTCAAAGACGACGAGATCGTCGGAAACTTTATCGCGTGGCTTGAGGAAAACTATCAGTACAAAAAGTTTGAAGCCTATCACGGAAAGACCTACGAGCGCATGACGAAGGAAGCGGCTCTCCCTGAGATCAAGTTTATTATCAACAGGATTTTCGACAAACAACATCCGAAGCTGACACTGCCTGAGATGCGAATTGCTTTTTTGAGAGAGTTCGGACACCAAGGCAAGGGGACCTATCCGTCGCTTGAAACGATCACCGAATTTTTCAAGGCGTTCCGTTGGGAAGGAAAGCAAGTCGCGGAGGTTCGCGAAAATGCTGTGTTCCCATTGGGAGATTTTGTCGTCGAGAGTGAAAGGAATAAGATATGAAAAACATAAATTGGTGTGAAAGAATTTCTTACCCCCTACCGTATCACTGCCTAGTTGAGAGCCAAAAACAATTTGACCAAATTTTAAAAAAATTAAATGCGCCTGTTGGAAATCCGTTTGTTTCTTCTGGGTCAGATGCCACAACTCACACACTGCAAAATGAAAAAGGCGAAACTGTTTGCATAGTAGGTTTGTGTTTTAAAAATCAAGAAATTAAACAGATATTGGCTTTGTTGGTTCACGAGGCCGTTCATATTTTCCAAGAGCACAAAAGGGAAATGGGTGAGAAAATTTGTGGAGATGAATTTGAAGCTTATGCAATTCAAAAAATATCTCAAAATTTATTTTATGAATTTTTTAAAAACAAAAGGAGAAAACAAATGGGCAAAGGTCCAAGCGGCAACGTAGGAAAACCGCACACAAGAATTAACGGTAAGAAAAAAGACAAACAAAAGAAAGGCAAATAATGTTTGGATTTGGAAAAAATAAACTAGATAAGATGTTGGACTCGGGCGCAAGCCCCGACGAACTTTTTGAACAGATATTGAATGAAGCAAGAGATTTGACTTGCGAGATACAAACAGATTTTACAAAAAGACAAGTATGTCTCCCAGTCGCGGGGTTCGCACTTTGTACTTTGTGGTACAGATTTGAACAGACAAACCCAGAACTTGCGCAGTCGATAAAAAATAAAGTGAAGCCCGCAATGAAAGAATTTTCTGAGAAACATAAAGAGATCGACTGGGGCACACTATGAAATTTGCAGACTACGAATTTGATGCGACAGATTTGAATGCGGGTCAGCTTGTCGAAAAAATTATGACAAAGCTGTGTGAGAAGTATGAAAAACCTTTTGATGTTGTGCTTGCGATGCGTGTGATCCACGCGTACCTCGGAGTTAATATTGTAAGAAATATTGCAGAGAACACAAATCGAGATTTCAATGTTGTGCTCACTGAATTTAGTGCGGAGCAAGCGCAGATTGTACAACAAATGGACGGCCTTGAAAGTAGTGCGGTGCTGATGAAAGGTAAGAAAGATGATAAGCGAGAAACTGGCGAAAATTAAAAAGGTGACGTTCGGTATCGGCGGCTACCAAGACGCCATGATCGGTTTTAATTTTGTTCTCGGCAACAAAGACTGGGACGTGCAGGATTTTAAATCTTTGGGTTGGGTCAATGTTCAAATACCTAAAAAATTTGAAACAGGTGCTCTCTTTGATGTTTGTGTTCTTCTCAGTAAATCGGGAGCGAACAACCTTGACGATCTCATCGGAAAGCCTGTTCTTTGTTTTTTCGACGGCGACCGACTTACACGCTGGCGAATTTTAGATGAGGTTCTATGAACGTCCTAGTCGCTTGCGAATTTTCTGGTACTGTCAGAGATGCTTTTTGGTCACGCGGACACAACGCATGGTCGTGTGACCTACTAGACAGCGAAAGCGACAAAGGTCCGCATTTTACAGGGGACATTCTAGAAGTTTTAAAAAGCTCAAAAATAAAATGGGACCTGATGATCGCGCACCCTCCCTGCACTTACCTTGCGGTGAGTGGTATGCACTGGACGACTCGAGGACTTCGCGATCCAAAACTTACCGAGGACGCTTTGAAATTTGTGGAAGCACTTATGGATGCAAAGATTGACCGCATCGCGATTGAGAACCCAGTGTCGATCATCAGTAGTCGCATACGGAAACCCGATCAGATCATCCAACCGTATATGTTCGGACACGATGCGAGTAAGAAAACGTGCTTGTGGCTTAAAAATTTGCCGCCACTCAAACCTACAAAAATTATTACAAAAGAGAGATACGCAAACCAAACGGCGAGCGGGCAGAACAGTCTCGGTCCGTCGAAAGACCGTTGGAAAATAAGAAGTAAAACCTATCAAGGCGTCGCCGATGCAATGGCAGAACAATGGGGTTCGCTATGAATAATTACAGACCTTTGACCAAATATCCAACTCCTGTCATCAGGGAGGCACTCGAGTACACGTTGAAGGATATGGTCAACTCGAACAAACACACGATCAATCACCATAGAAAATATTTCACGGTGTACGAAAGATATATGGAAGTTGAGGACATTGAAAAAGTTTCAGAAGAAACAGGAATAAGTGTCAGTTGGCTCAATCAATCTTTACGGCGCGTCGAAGCCATGTTAGGTAGGTATGAAAAAATGAAAGAGCGGGGTGTGCTTTGAGTCAAGACTTATCAGAAGTAGTAAAAAAGATCGTACAAGGGCCAAAGCCAAAATCTTATTTCAACCCGCCGCGAGTCGGTCGAAAGAAACAAATTTATTTGGATGCGCTCGACATCATTGTTGAGGAGTGCCACGAGCTTGGAACTCCTACAAAAACGATAAGCGACTTTGACGCCTATGATGAGATCATCGGGTTCATCTCTCAGCTTTTTAATGAAAAAGAAATTGACGTGCGATCTGATCTGGTTCGCAGATCGAAACAACTTCGAGGTATTGAATGATAGAAACTATCGCGGCATCTCTTGCACGACACGCGGTTCAAAACTTACAGGCACAGTCGCAACAGATGACAAATGCACAGGCTCAGGCGATGCAAAGTCGAAGCTATTTTGAGTACCGACTTGGGTTGAAAGATAAAGTCTCGGACGCAAGAAAAGAATTAAAATTAACAACCGATGTGATTGAGGCCGACAGACTTCAAACATTTATCGACGACAATGAAAATAGGAGAACAGGGTAATGCTACAACAAACAGTCCAAGAAATTTTAAGTATCATCGAAAAGGTTCCGCATCTGGCAATGTGGATTTTGGTCGGTATCTTTTTGTACAAAGTCATCTGGGTAGGCTCGATGTTCGGCGTGATCCGACTTGCAATCAACACCGCCTACAAAATCTATGAGAAAAAGAAAGAGCCTGTCGTTGAAGTCTATGACATCGGCGGTTATTTTATTCAAGGCAAAGGACTTCGCGATGAGTTCTTGAGAATTATTTCTGATTTTAAAAAATCGTCGCAACATCCAGACTCAAAATTAAATTATATTCACGGTAACGATGTCGAGTGGTTTCGACAAGCTGTGAGAGAGAAACATGAAAGAGATACACAAGGGGAGAAGAAATGACAGCACCAATAATTGACGAACAAGTTTCAAAACAGGATGAAGAAAAAGTTCAAGCCTTGGCAGAGATCGAACAGACGATCATGCAAATGGAAGTTCTTTTCTTAAAAACAAAAGCTGAGTTTAAGTTTACAGCGTTAAACGACATGACGACCCAAGTGCTACGCTTTTGGGTAATGTCGTTACCCGCGAGCACAAAATCTCAAATGATGAAAAAACTTGAGCAAGTTCTTTTCAATTTTAAAAAGAGCTTCAATGCGATGGTGGATATTTCACTTGAGCAACGCGCTCAAGCGATCGCGGACGCGAAGGAAGCCGAAGCAAAGAACCAAGAAATGTCAGCACAAAACTCTGACGAGGCCACACCTCAATAGGACTTTATGAACAGATGTTTTATCGACTTCGAGTATAACGGAACGAGCGAGGCAATTTTAAACCTCGTATCGTCCGCGTTCGTCTTTGTCTCTGAAAAAGGGAAAGTCCAAAAGAAAAAAATTTGGCTCTACAACGACGAACAAAAAAAGAAAGACTTGGCAGGGTGGATCAAGTCGTGTCGAGAAAACACAGTGTTCTATTGTTTCAACGGTGTCGCCGAAGGTTCATCGTTCATCGCTCTTGGGTTACACCCATCAAAATTCAAATGGGTTGATTTGCAGAACGAATGGAAAATGCTCATCAACCACAGAAACGAATACGCCTACGGAAAACAACTTATCAAAGGTGTCGAGAAAGTAACGAGCGCGCCTCGAAAGATGAAGTACCAGATGACCGAGGAGGACAAGGCCGCTGCCGACGCATCGAAGGCCGACCGAAATCTCGCGGCCATGTACTACAAACTTTGCGGTAAAAAGATCGACACTGATCGAAAAGACATGATCCGAAACATCATCATCGAGGGAAATCCTGATAAAATCGTCACCCACATGGATTTGATCTTAGACTACAACCTCGAGGACGCTGAGTGCTTAGTTGAAATTCGTGATAAGTTGTTCGATGCTTACGACCGAATTTCAAGCGACGTGAATGTTAAGATAAGAAACGAAGAAATTTTATTGCGCGGTCGCACGAGTGCTGATGTTGCCCTGATGACTTGCTACGGATACCCAGTCAACGTCGAGTGGATGAAAAACTTTGCAGGAAACGTCGGTGAAATTCTTAGCGAGTGTGCCGAGGACATCAATCGACAATTTCCTGATAAAAACTTTTTCATGCGCAAGAATAAAAACTCAGGCCCCTACACGATGAAACAACAACCTTGGAAAGATTGGATTGAAAAAGAGTCTGGGCTTTTTGATAAGTGGATGAAAACAAAAAAGGGTGCCATCTCTCTTAAGCTCGATGCGTTTGAGGAACACTTCTCATACAAGCACGACTACCCCGAAGGAAATGTTGCCGCACAAGCGATGAGATATTTGAAGCTCAAACAGTCTCTCAATGGGTTTAGTCCCAACAAACAAAAAGAAAGTATCTTTGACTCTCTCGGCTCCGATGGGCGAGTTCGCTCATGGCTCAACCCATACGGTTCGCAAACTTCGCGCTTTCAACCGAAGGCGACTTCTTTCATTCCACTAAAAGCTGCGTGGATGAGAGCGATGATCCAACCCCCAAAAAATCACTACATCCTCGGTGTGGATTATTCGTCAGAAGAATTTTTGATCTCTGCGTGTTGGTCTGAGGATGAGAATATGTACAACGCCTACAAGTCGGGCGACGTGTATTTGTACTTTGCGAAACTTGCGGGCGCAGTTCCGTGGGAAGGAACCAAAGAAGAATACAAAGCGGAGAGAAACCTTTTTAAATCGACAACTCTTGGCATCTCGTATCTCATGGGGCCTGATGCGCTTGCGAAAAAACTAACTGCCGACACAGGAACGCCCCACACAAAAGAACAGGCCGAAGAACTCATTCACAAATTCAATACATCTTTCCCGCGTTACCATCAAAAGATCGTGCAGACACAGTACGACTACGGACACTACAAGTACGCGAAACTTCCAGATGGGTGGACTCTATTCGGCGACAACCCCAACAGACGAAGCGTTGCAAATTTTCCGATCCAAGGCCGAGGCGGGGTAATTTTACGAAGTGCAATCAGAAAATGTATTGATGCAGGACTTAAAGTTATCATTCCACTTCACGATGCTTTGTACGTGGAATATGCGTGTTGGGACACCCACGTCCCTGACGATGTCATCCACTTGATGCGCGAGGCTTTCATCGAATGCTTTGAAGGTCGCGGTCAACAGATGGCTCGGGCGATCAGGCTTGATGCGTTTGTGTGGGGCGAGGGCATACCAGAAGGGCTTGAGGAGTTCCAATCAAATCGAAATCATCCTATCGCGTGTCAAAAATTATATATTGATGATCGCGCAATCAATGACTACGAGCGTTTCAAAAAATATTTTTTAAAGACCGAGTAAGTTTTTCATTTGACCATATAAAATATTCCTATGTATTGTTTGCATTCGGCACACTATACAAAAGGAGTATCCAATGCCAAATTTTCAAGACGTAAGTAGTTTAGGTAAAATCGTCCCATACACAGGACTGAAAAAAGGTGACATCATCGTCAACTACGGTGAGTTCGCTGGCATCACGTCCAACCAGTATGGAAATCTTTACAACTTTATCGAAGTTGAAGGTGGAGAAAAGCTCACACTTCCTAAGTGTGGAAAGCTCGAGCATATGTACAAAGAAGGCACTCTCAAAGAAGGCTTTCGTTATCAAGTTAAATTCAATGGCCGCGACAAAATCCAAAAAGGAAAATGGGCGGGCAAAGAGTTCAACGATCTCGTCATCATGCTCGACAAAGACTACGTTCCCGCAGGAAAACAAAAACTCGAAGCAAAGCCTGTAGCCGCAGACAATGTCGGTGCTGGTTTTGATCCAGACGAGGAAATCCCTCTCTAAGTCATGTTCGACAATTTGTTATCAATGCCCCTCCGACCACATCAGTCGGAGGCATTGAATTTTCATCTACAAGCACGTTACAGCATCAACGGTTTTCAGATGGGTCTCGGAAAGAGCGCACTGTATCTCGCGATGAGCGAACACGTTGGGGGTAAAAACCTCCTCGTGTGTCCCGCTTTTTTAAAGCCTATGTGGGAGGGGCAAATTGAGAAATTTATTACGACACCGAAGTCACAGATCACTATTTGCAGCTATGAAAAGATGGGCCGCTACATCAATGACGATTGGAACCTCATTGGTTTTGATGAAGTCCACTATCTCAAAAATCCGAAAGCTAAACGAACTATCCTCGCGCATTCGACGATTGAGTCGAGACGACCGCGATATGTTCTTGGACTTAGCGGAACTCCGATTAAGAATAGAGTGCCTGAATGGTGGAGTCTCCTCAGACTATGTCACAACGGAAACCCTTATTCAAAATTTAAGAGATGGTATGTTGATCCGTGGGGGTTTAACTGCGCCTTCACGAATAGAGTTGATACACCATTTGGAGTCAAGTTTGAAGGTGTACGAAACGCGGATGAACTTAGAGCACTCCTCAAACCTGTATATTTCTATAAGGCGGGCAATGTTAAGCTCCCGCAAAGAAATGTCATCGAAGTCCCAATCCAAAACGAAATAAAAAAGGAACTACAAAATGAACTCAACAAAGCGTTTGAAGAAAAACAAGCATACGCAACAATTAAAAAACTCAACGCGAAAATTAAAACAGAGTTCACAATCGAATACTGCAAAGAACTCATCTCCCAAGGAATACGACCTATTATTTTCAGCGAGCATCCAGACGCAGTCGAGACGATCGCGAAAGGGCTTGACTGTAAATATATCTGCGCCCGCCAAAGCGATAGTGAGAGATTCAGAATTGGCGAGGAGTTTGAGCGCGGTGTGGGGACATCTCTTGTCGGAAGCATTGGAACGATGTCCACAGGTCTCTCATTCATCTCTACAAACCATTGCGTTTTCAACGACTATCCGTGGGGTCCAGAGGATATTCGGCAAGCAGAGGGACGCATAAGAAGGATGACTCAAGAGAAACCGTGTTTCTATCACTACATTTTTAGCGGCAAAGTGGACAAAAGAATTTTCAAACAGATAACCGAAAAGAAAGAAGTTCTCAAACAAGTAGGGGGCTACCGTGATGAGTAACCAAGAAAAATATAAAATACTCTCTGACCACATCGAGTGGATAAAAGAACAAAACGAAAAAGTTTTTGGGGCGAAAGTGTCTGACGAAACACTTCAAGTTCTCTATTGGGCAAAGCAAAAAATTTTTCACAACGCTCAATACTACAAAAGCATCAGACAAGAATGCACCGACTATCAAGACTTACTTAAAAAAGCGATTGCATACATCGACGATCGCATGGTTCGATTAGAAATAACAGAAACGATACAGCACTACATAAAAATTAAACGCGAGTGGATGGCTCGCAAATTCAAAAATAACGGAGGCAACGATGAGGGTAGTATTTAAAGCACACGGACCTGCACACAAGTTCGTCGAAGCACTTGAGAAATCGGAAGTGTTTGATCTCAGCACCGAGCGCGGACAAAAAAGATTGGGTTACGACATCGAGGAGTGGACAAATCTCGATCACGAGATGAAGGTGGACACCCTCAAAACTTGGGTGAACGAAAACTATGTTCACTATCACTTTGAAGAACATGGCGTAGAGACTGAGGTGACACCATGAATTTAAAGCCCATCCTCGGGAGAGTGCTGATGTTCTCTCCGACAAAACCCAGAAAGACAGGTAATCTCGGGCTTATCTATCGGCCAGAGCAAAGTTTAAAACACGGCGAGTACACACAGTCTCGCTTTTGTTGGATCGTTTCGTGGGCCGATGACTGTAAAACTCTTGTGAGAGAAAACTTAAATGAAAAAGGTAAAGTTGTAGCGATACCCGACTCGTTCTGTTTCATCCACAACGACGTAGATTTGTGGGACGATTTCAAAGACGACCCCGCATTTATTGGATTAAAAACATATGCAGAACAGTACGATTGCGACATCGAAACAAAGATGGTGCATGAAAATTCTATCTGCGCAGAGTTGGAGGATATATGGAAAAAAAGTTAGTTAAGATGACAGATATGGAATACTTTTCTCGATCAGAGCTTTCAAACTCTGACCTGACGAAACTTATTCAATCACCAAAGGCGTACAAGTTTTACAAGGACTTTGGCGGTAATGAGCAAACTCCGTCGATGATGCTCGGCTCTCTTGTTCACGGTATGTATCTCGAACCTGATGTATTTGACAGATCGTTTGTCAAAGGCATTATTGTCGATCGCAGGACCAAAGCAGGGAAAGAAGAATGGGCGTCATTTCTCTCTACCCATCACGATAAAAAAGTTGTAACGCCAGAAGTGTGGGACCACGCAGTTCGCATCTACGACGGACTCATGTCGTCAGTCGGAGCAATGGAAAAACTCGCCAAGGGGCGACCGGAGCTTGCGGCATTTTGGGAGTGGAACGGAGTGCGATGTCGCGCCAAAATAGATTGGTTAGCAGATGACGGATTTATTTGGGATTTGAAAACGACAAAATCTCTTTCGGATTTCGCTCGATCTGTGGCAAACTTTGGGTATCACAGACAAGACCCCTTCTACCAAAGAGCCGTGAAGGAAATCACAGGCGAGTGTCGTGGGTTTAAGTTTATCGCTGTCGAGAACAAGGAACCGTATGACGCAGCTATTTTCGTACTTGATGACATGGCTCGTGCTAAAGGAACGCACGAGATCGAACTCGGCCTTGAAACCTACAAGCGGTGCATGGAAACAAAAAATTGGCCAGGTGCTTTTGAGCGCGGCAAGGAAGTTTTGTTATCGCTACCGAAATGGTACTATGGAATGGATGAAAGCATTATGGGAGATTTTGAGGATGAAGAAAAAGTTGAAGCGAATAGCGGGGATTGATCCAGGCCAACAGGGTGCGATTGTTGTGATCGACGAGGGTGACACTTTCGAGTGGCACCCCCTACCCTACAAAGAGAAAGAAATTGATTTTGATGCACTTACTAAACTCGTTAGCTCTTTGGGTGCTGATAATATTTTTCTTGAGCGAGCTATGGCGATGGCGATGGGTAGTTCTCATGCTTTCAATTATGGTCGCGCTTTCATGGCTCTTGAGATCGCCGTTCGGCAATCGGGAGTTCCAGTTGTGTACGTTGAGCCACAAAAATGGTCCAAGGTTATGCACCAAGGTATCTCAAACGATCTTAAACCAAAAGCAAAGTCGTTGATCGCTGTCGAAAGATTGTGTCCGAAAATTTATCCAAAGATACCCGCAAACAGAAACGGAAAACTACACGATGGGGTCGTCGATGCTCTCCTCATCGCCAACTATGGACTCAGGTTTTTGAACGCCAATATCTAATCCGTCCCAGTGTGGGTTGTAGTATTTTTTGTCGCGACCAAATGAAAGCTCTTGTCCTTGTGGTTTTGAGATGCGAATGATGTATCCAAACCCAAGGTCATCGTGCCTGACGGTGTGATGAAATGGGGTCCATTTAAAACACAAATTTAGGTACGATAGAAATGTGGTGAGGTGTCGCATCTGTATTTTTAAAAGTCGAGTGTGGATCACTTCGCGAAGGTATCCACGTATCTCTCCATTGTGTACGTCGAGATAATAAAAAGTCCAACCTCGCAAATTTACGAGCTTGCAGAACGTGTTAAAAATAAAAAGCATATCCTCGTCGAGAGCTTGGAGCTTCGAGATGTCGGCTTTTTCCATTGGAATAAACCGACTGTCGAGTTTATAGACCTTGTTGTTCTTCGTTTCCATTCATCAGAGAATT